GCTCTTCCGATCTCTATAGAGACTATAGATACCTAAGGGTAGTTGTTATTATTACTAATAAACCTAATTAATAGATACTTATAGATACCCTAAGGTTTCCTATACCTCCTAAGGATTCCTTAGGGTATTTTTTATTATTACTTTAAATAACCTACTGATAGGAGACTATATACCATGAAAGAAACCTTAATGAAACTAAAGACCTTCTTCCTCTATGGTCTTTTAATATCCATCCCCCTGTTTGTCTTCTTGTGGTTCGTGGATACGCTATCCTCATCATTCAATCCCGAATATAGACCCCTACTTGGCTTCTTGCAGATTGCAAACAGTCTGCTGCAAACCATTATAGGTATGTAACGCTATGTTTACCACGAGAACTAAGAATATAATTGCTCTTTTACTGAGCTTTGCTATTGGAGCTGGTTGCTGCTACTTATATCTAAGAGGAGACAACAAAGCTTCAGAACCCCCTATGCCCAGCTCAGATTCCAAGGGTGGACTTTTGTCTACCACAAGAATCCATGCTGAGACCAAAGACAACCCCAAAGAAGAGGACTTGGTGTTGTCTAACAAATACGTCGCTGTTATTAATGGCGAGAAAGTGAGTGTGCCGATTGTTAAAAGAACTGCTGGTACTATTAATCAACCTGATAGCACTAGTGGCTCTGCTAATGATGCACCACCGGGAGTAAAGGCTACTGTAGAACAGACTGTAGACCTCACTCCTGTGTTGTCTAAACTGCGCCCCTCTTGGGAGCTGGGTGCTGGTGTGTCTTATGTGAATGAACATGCATATGTTCCTATCTCTATCCAAAGGAACTATCAGGCTGATAAAGCACTAGAGCTTACTGTACTTGTAGATACAGATGGTAAAGCTAAGGGTGCTATGGTACAACACAAATGGCTGATAAAGTAAATCTTATAACTGCCCAAGAAGCAGCTAAGATTCTAAGACAAAATAAACCCGACAAGATTTACCTGCTCGTGAGGTCTAAATGCTTGTCGGGTTTCAAATGTGGTAAAAGGTGGCTTATAGATGAGGATAGTGTCTATAAGTACATCAATAGGTGTCTTCTGAACCAATAGTGACCAAAATAGTGACCATGATTTAAAGAATGGCTTAACCATGCGGTTTATAGGCTCTAATAAAACTATTTTAACCAATACACGTATATGGTTATACCAAATAGATTATAAAGAAATATATTGTCTAGGTAATAAACCTGTGTTATTTTGACAATGTATTCCCTTGTAAAACCTGTTGTTTGTGACTTTATAGTGTCACATGCTAAGCTTCTATCACAGCAACGTGTTTTTCCGAACATTCCTGCAAGATGTGCCCATAGATAGCATAGGTGACCGCTATGCTGGTGTGTCCTAAGCGTTCTGTTATAAGAGCAATAGGCACATGCTTGTAAATCATGTTGGATGCATTGGTATGTCTTATTCCGTGGAACGTGAAAGGTCTAGTGATACCTGCGCCCTTCCTAGTGAAATCCCATGCATGGATAAGCAACCGCTCCACATAGAAGCTATCCTTTTTTCTATTATAGAAGATATAGGGAGACTTGTCAAAGCTAAGGGGTTTCAAAGACATAAGAAGTTGTGTTGTCTTCTCAGATATTTTAATGGTGCGATACCCAGCTTGTGTCTTAGGGTATGTAATTATTGTCTTGTTATTCTTATCCTTAGCTAAGGTTCTTTTTACAGATATTGTATTAGCAGCATCATCAAGACAATCCCATGTAAGAGCTAATAGCTCCCCTTCTCTCATGCCTGTTTCGTAGGCAAGACAATACAGAGCATAGAACTGATACTTCAGCATAGGTTTCTCCTTATGCTCCCATAGTGGCAGGAGGAAAGCCTTGATTCGCTCGTGCTCCTCTTGTGATAAGACAACCACCTCATGCTTAGGTTTATCACTCTTTGGTGTCTTTTTCATTGAGGTCACAGGTGACTTTCCAATAAGGTCTTGTTCTACACACCATCTGAAAAAGAGCCTTAAGCGTCCTATGTAATTAAGATAGGTATTAGTTGCATAGTTCTTTTGTTGCCATTCCAAGAGCATGGTATCTATAGTATGAGTGGTAACCTTAGATAACGCTAAGCCATTAGCTGTGTTGTCTAGGAACTTCAGAACACGTCTCGTGGTCAATATTACTGACCCTGACATCCGCTGAGCTTCTAGGTGCTTAAGGTACACCTCACCTTGATACTTTATTGTGTCTTTCTCTGCTTTTACTTGCAGACCTTTATCCTCTTTGTCTCTCTGAAGCTTCTTCAGCTTCTCCACAGCTTCCTTTTTTGTGTCTGCTGTGGCTGATAGCCATCGCCTTTTGCCATCCACAGGGTCTAATTCCACCCTGACACGTACTTTACCACTAGGAAGAGTTATTATAGAACCCTCTCCTTTAGGTCTTCTACGAGTTGTTTTAGATGGCATTTTAATACCTCCTGACTTCAAAAATTGCCAAAAATTGTGAAAGGGTATATATAATATAGAGATTGATTGGTTTCCCCCCGTACCCCGGGGTCTTCGGGTCTGCTGTCAAAATAGTATACACTGCATTTGAATAGCGTACACAGCATTGACGCTCCCAAGGTGACAAGTTACGTCCGATAACATATGTTATGTTAAATTTACCTTGTTTTAGTCATGAGATAAGCAAGCAAGGTATATATAACTATCTAGTTTTTATGGGGATATTGCGAACATATGTACATTATAGTAAACATACAGTACAATTTAGGTAAAAATTAGGCATAAAATGTATCTGTATATATGCCCTAGGTATCTATCAGACCTACCATAACTACTATACCTACAGCCCCTACTACATCTATTATATCCCTGAGCTGCTATTGGTTGTATTACTATAGATACTATTGTTACTATTGGTTGCTATTACTACTACCATTATACAGTCATCAGCTACTATTATATATCGCTGCTACGCTTATGTATAATAGTTATATCCTGCTGCTCATGTATCCATTGAGTTATTAGCTGCCTGAGTAGCTCACTGCTATTAATAGCCTTATGTTTACATAGTTGCTGAAAATCGTCCTTTAGCTTCTGAGGCACACGTACTCTAATTACTGTGTCTTTATCGTTATCATACATTATTATATAACCTCCTCTCTTGTTGTTATCCTCATTATATCATGCGTGGCTACATTTTGCTACATTTTTTTGAAAAAAGTACTTGCATTTTGTAGCTACATGTGGTATTATATAACCATAGAGAGATACAAGAACGCAGATACTCTCTATATATTTTTTAAACATCATGTAGCTACATAGAGCTACAAAAGGGAGGCAAAAATAAATGAGAAGACAACAACAGGTCACTAAAAAGCATATTGTGGCCCCGGAAAAGCATTTAGGAGTAGTAAAGACCACCACACCCAACGGATACAAGCTGCTTAGATATAAAGCTAGCTGTGTTGCTGGCAATTACTATGACTTAACCACTGTCTTAGTTATGCGTTTTCATCTCACTACTCATTGTGTGTTATTTGACGTTACACGCACCCATAAATGCGAACGTAAAACAGAGCAGAGTGATGGCGTAAACAATCAATAAACTTTTATCGGTACTCTCGACGCTGCCGGGGGTACTCATTAAGAGCTTATTAAACTCTTACAAATAACCTAGGAGGTACTTTTAAAATGAAAAATGTTTGTCTTATCATTGCAATGCTGCTCATGGTACACCTGAACTGTGATGCAGCTACTACCCTGCCGGGAGAGTGCGAAAGCTGCCACGCTGGCGAGCCAACTACCCTGCAAGTTGTTATCCGTGATTTGTCTATGGGCAGCCTGAGCGGTGCTGCTGCTGACCTGGGCATGTTTGACCTGGCTGACACTCTTTTGAAGATGGAGGAGGTGTTGGATGTATGAGCATGAGAGTATATAAAAAACATGTTCGGGCTGAATATCCTATAGTAGCCTATTGCGGTTACTGTGATTTGCAATATACCTTATGCTTTACCCCCAACTTTGGACATACTGAAAGAGCGGAGGGCTGGGGCTGCAATGTGTATGCAATTGCCCCGGACATTGCACTGACTACCGGATATGCCCCTTTTGGTAATTGTCGGTTACCATTGGCAATTACAGAACGCTATGAGAAAAAGGCAAAGCAGATATTAGAAGAAAATAGCTGCAACTACACTGCAAAGGAAAAATTAGAAGTGTTGGTGAATGAGCTGGCAGCAGAGATAAGAACCCTTTAAAGTTTTTCAGACACACAAGGCTGTTTGTCTTGTGTGTCTCATAAAGCTTTAAAGCTTTAAAAATTTTAGGAGGTGGCTATCATATGCCAAAAATTGTACATATGACATTAAGAGATATTGCACTTGGTAAATATAACCATGTTAGCAATGTTAAGAGACTACTGCAAGCAGATACAGTGTATATTTTACCAACAGGAAAAGGCAAGTGCTGCGTATATGTTATTGATAAAAAAGATAACGGACTAGACGTTATATGGAGCGGTTGGGATACAACCTGCCCGGATGTTGAATATGAAGAGCGGACATTATACCTGCTGCCCTATCAATGCAGACAACGTGTAGACCCATTATGGGTATTTAAAGCTGCTATATATGATGTAGCAGACATGTTGCACACCCTAGACCCTGACTTGCATATACATGTATCCCATGGAGTTGGCAACAGTACAACACGCATGTATTAATAAACTTTTATCGGTACTACCGCCCCGGCGGTGGTACTCATTAAGAGCTTATTAAACTCTTAAAACTTAATAACCTAGGAGGTACTTTTTATGTCGTATACCATTACAATTTCAGACTTGACTTTTGAGCAGTTGCACACCCTCAATAATCGCTTGTCTTATGTTAACAGTGGTGCAAGCGCAACCAGCGTCGACGATGAGGGGAAAAAGTGGCGTGTGTCGGTGACTACATCCGACTTTAACACACAGCAGGTACTTGCTAACATTACAGGCGTATTGTCGCAAGCGGTAGCTGTGCCCTACTACACTATTGACCAACTGCCCAGCGACGTACAACAGCGAGTATGTCAGGCGGCTATTGACGCTAACATCTATTGGGACGTTTGGCAGGATGAGCGCAACAGCTCATTTAATGCTATCTGCGATAAGTTAGACCTGCAATGGTACTGTGATAACTACGATAACTACTATGTAGAGGAGACAAGCAACGAGTGGTATGCAAAAGATATACAAGGTATAAGCCGTGTAATTGCTTATATTGTCAATCGCTGGGGTGCCTTCAAAAAACCTATGTATATTGATAAGGATAAACATAGCACTTTTTACAAACTGTTGCACAAAAAAGATGTTGCTTTACCTCAAAAGTTTACTGAGGATGCAATGCTCACCGGATACTGTGCAGATTATTGCTTCTATGAGGCATATACAAAGTTTATAACCCTTGCACGCCAGCAACCGGATACTATTACCCTTGCTGATTTTTGTGGGTGTCTTGCAGGGCAATTTGAAAAAGAGTATCAAGCAGACTATGAGCAGGCAACCTCTATTGACTATGCTATGGAGTTTTTATGCCAGGATAATTATTACACTTGGCAAGGCAAGGATATAACGGATATAGTCAACGCCTATATGGTAGCAAAATAAATAGCTTTTATCGGATACACAGGTTAGTAATAATCTGTGTATCTCATTAAGAGTTATTTATATAACTTCTTAAAACTATAAGTTTAGGAGGTACAAAAGAGAAGTGAAAAAATGTTTAGTTTATTTAATTGAGTGCCTTTTGGTATCTAAACATACTAATCAGGTACTAAAAGAGGTAGCAAGATGCATAGCAGCCTTGCTTTTTGTCTTGTTTTTTAGTATTGATTGGGATGCAACGCTGGATGCGTGGGAGGTGCTTAAGTAATGGATATTCTACAGCAACTGCAAGCAGAGAGGGAGCGTACACAGAAACATTTATCTAATATGACAAGACTTTACAACAAGAAGTATATGCAGAAAAATGTAAAAAATGAAGCAGCAGATGACCTTTTAATGGATATAAAGTACATGGAGGGTTATTTAGATGCTATAAACAATGCATTGCTTGTAGTAGAGCCTATCCCCTTTTAATTAAGAGTTTTAGGGCATACAGGGTAGCAATTACCCTGCGTGCCTTATAAAGCTTTTAACAGCTTTAATAATACTATAGGAGGTATTACACATGATTGTAACATTAAAAGACGGTACACGCCTAACAGTTACCCTACGCACATGGGACGGCTACAATTGGTCACCCGACGTTGCAGGGGACGTGCTGGCAACTTGGCAGCCTGAGACACAAGCAGACATTGACTGGCTAGTAGATGACTGCGACAACTTCAATGCAGGTGTAGACCTTGACTGGCTGGCGCACTGCCCCGGCTGTCAAGAGGTGGCATTGGATGTACAGGAGGTACAGGAATAATGGGAGAGCATAAAAAGCACGGTAAAACATTTTTCGTCACTGTAGACGCTCATAATCAGCTTGCTATCCATCGCAGCCCCAGCGGGCACTTTACCCGCATCCGCTATTGCGACGGCGTGCAGATGTACAAGGCAGAGCGCATCACGCAGGCAGAGGCAGCCGTAATAATGGGGGTATCTGTTCCGGAACTGCTGGAAAAATTCAAACTAGATTAGTCAAAAACTGAACAGAGGTACGGATTAAACTGTACCTCTAATTTTTTGCACCCTTTTTCCGCCCCTCAACCAAACGGAACGAAATGATGTTCGTGATTACCGAAGGTCACCTGAGCGGAACGAAACGTGTTGTCTTGTGCAACGCACGGAACGAAACGAAACGAGGGATGCCGGGGCAACCCAAGCTGCCAAGGCAAGCAAGGTTGCTTTTGGGCAAGCAAAGCAAGCCAAAGGATGCCAAAGACACAAACACCCAAGCAAACATCAATGGGGCACAAACATGAAGAAGACCCATTATAACTAGGAGGTACTTATAATGACAAAAGAAAAATTGTTTGAAGAGCAGCTTATGCTGGAATCTTCTGCTAGACAAGATGGCTATGAAGCAACATGTGAAGCTCTCAGAATCGCAAAGGAAAAAGGCATGGTTGATACTGCCCTCCCTATTGGACAAGCGTTTTTTAATCACAAGGTACTCGCTGTCAAGGATGTCATGCTGCAATGGCTCACTAAAAACATGAAACCAAAAGCTGGCGTTAAACCTAACTTTATCTATATCTTGGATGACCTGAAGATTGCATTCACAGATGCAGAGGGTAACGTGGATATGGATGCTATTGCTAACACCTGCACAACTGTAACACTCTCCTGCCTTATAAATGCCCTCACAACAGGCTTGAATACAAAGGCAGCCTTTCTGAATAACGTGGGATGGCATGTTGGCTTTAGCCTTATGTATGAATATCAAGCCAAATGTTTTGAAAATTGGCTCACTACATTACCTAAAGAAGACAAAAACAAAAAAGCAATGCAAGGTATTAACAAGCGTATAGGTATCCATTACCGCTATGTCTACATGAAGCAAGCCATTAAGAAATGTGGTTACACCTGCCCCACGTGGGAACAAGGAGACAATGAAGGTATTATCAACTTAGGGGTAGCCTTATTGACTTTGACAGAAGAAGCAACAGGCTATTGGATGTCAGATTCAGATAGCTACACACAAGCACATCTTGTCCCTACCCCTCAATTTGTAGATGCATGGCAACGTAATGAGGAGAACATGTTATACTACGCTCATAAATGCTATCCGATGATTATCCCTCCAAAACCATGGGTAGCCTATGATGATGGTGGTTACTATGGAGACCTTGCAGCTTTCTATACATTCTTGCGCCTTAAAGGGGTACATAACTCTTTCAGTAAAACCTATAAAGCACGCCTTTCTCAACTTGATACACCTGATGTCTATAAGGCTGTCAATGCTATTCAGGCTACACCATGGCATATCAATAAGGATGTTTTAAATGTTATCAACCAATGCAAAGAGCGTGGCTATATCCCATGTGGTAAAGAAAAGTCCCACATCATGAGCACTGATTTGAAAGAAGCTGAACCTACACCATTACCTGAAGGAGCAACAGCAGAAGAAATTAAAAAATATAAAAAAGATAAGGCAGCATGGTGGAAAGGCTTAAAACGTCGCATTTCTATTATCAATCGTACAAATGCTATGATTACAGTTGCCGATAAATTTAGTGTCTATGAAAATATCTATTTTCCTTGGAACATGGACTTTAGAGGGCGCATCTATCCTATCCCCTCTTTTAGTCCCCAAGGTGACGATATTTGCAAAGGATTACTGCTCTTTTCAGACACACCTCCTTGTCAAGACCCTAAAGATATTGAATGGCTTGCCATTACCGGAGCGAACCTTGCGGGCGAAGACAAAATCAGCTATGCTGCCCGCATCCAATGGGTATATGCCAATGAAGAAGTTATTCTTGATGTAGCAAAAGACCCTATGGGTAACTTATGGTGGCTGCATAAAGACAAGAAGCCTGTACAGCTTCTCGCATGGTGTCTTGAATGGGCAAAAGCTAAACAATGGATAGCTGAACATGGCTCTATTGTTGGTTGGAAAACAGGTCTCCCCTATGCACAGGACGGAACATGCTCAGGTCTGCAACACTTCAGTGCTATCCTTAGAGACCCCATCGGTGGTACTGCGGTAAACCTTGTACCCCAAGACAAACCGAATGACATCTATCGTTTGGTAGCTGACAAGGTAAATGTTGTCTTGAAGCAGGATGCTATGTCAGGCACTATTGACGAATGGGACGAAGAAAAGCTGAAGACAAAATTCGGAACAAAGACTATGGCGCAGATTTGGTTAAACTATGGTGTCAATCGCACTGTAACTAAAAGACCTACAATGACCCTTGCCTATGGTGCTAAGAAGCGTGGTTACACTGAACAGATTATGGAAGACACAATCAAACCTGCTTTAAATGCTAAGACTGCTTGTGGTTTTACAGAGACTAATGCCTACCAATGTGCTATGTATATGGCTGAGCTGATATGGAACTCTGTAGGTGCTACTGTTGTACGTGCTGTTGAGGGTATGGATTGGTTACATAAAGTTTCCAAACTTGTCACCAAAAATGCAAATGTAGTGTCTTGGTGCACACCTTTAGGCTTACTGTTGCAACAAAATTATTTAAAGTATGAATCTAAGGTGATTAAGTTACGCTGTGCTGGAAAGAGATTTAGGGTGTACATCCCTCACCAAACAGGTGTGATTGATAAGACAAAACAGGCTAATGGTATCGCTCCAAATTTCATTCACTCTATGGATGCTTGTCATCTTCAAATGACAGTATGCAGAGCAAAGGATGCTGGAATCAATCACTTTACTATGGTGCATGATTCTTATGGTTGCCCTATGTCACAAGCTAAGCTGATGTATGATATTGTGCGTAAAGCATTTGTAGATATGTATACAGAGCATGATGTCTTGGAAGAGTTTAGACAATATCTGCAACCATTGGTAAATAAAGAATTACCTGCTCCCCCTAAAAAAGGTGATTTAGACCTGAATAGTGTATTGGACAGTAAGTACATATTCTGCTAATGGGTCACAAACATGAAAAGAAGACAATAGATAACTATAGTTTCCTATAGATTCTATAGAGACCTTAAGTGCCTAAGGTTATGTTATTAATAATTAATAATAACCTACCTAAGGTAACTAAAGGTCTCTATTGTCTTTATAGTACCTTTAAAATCCTTTAGGTAACTAAAGGAAATGCTAATGGGGCACAAACATGAAGAAAAGACAACATGCTTTTCAAAATCTAAATCGCGCCAATTCAATCTTTCTGTGTTGTCTTTTCTTCAATAATTTTTAAGGAGGTATTATCTATGCTAGAATCTGAAGCCTTTAATGGTCAACGAATTAAGGTGACGAGTGGCAGATACAAGGGCAAGAGAGGCATCATTCGTGCAAAGCATGTTTATGATGCGAATGTGTGGCTTGAGAACACAGACCTTGAAAAGCCATTCATCAGCGGCTTTTTATCCTATGAAAAGCTTGAACCCCTCGGCGTAAATGCACCCATTTATTCTGATGCTTGCTGTGACAGCAAAGATGCTTCTGTCCCCAACACAAAGTATTATGATGAGCACTATGCATCTATGGTAGGTTTAGAGCCTATTGAGCTGATGCAGCTTGTGTTGTCTCTTCCCGAATTTGTGGGTTTCCTCAAAGGTAACATCATCAAATACACCCTGCGAGCTGGCAAGAAGCAAGGTGAAGCTGCAGAAAAGGATGCAGCTAAGGCTAAACGCTATATCGAATGGCTCATGAAACTTGGCTATAAGATGCCAATCAATCCAAAGGAGGACTAAAAAATTTGGTAAACATTAAATTCAAAAAACTTGACCCTAAAGCCACTCTCCCCCAAGCAATGACAGGTGGAGCTGCTGGACTTGACTTGGTTTGTCTTAACCGCATTGCGGTGACCCCACAACGCTGGTCTTCAAAGGCAGCTATTGTCCGTACAGGCTTGGCTATGGAACTGCCTAGTGGCTATTATGCTGAGGTTGTCTTGCGCTCCTCTACAGGCAGAGACACAAAACTCAGATTAGCTAATCAGGTCGGTATTGTCGATTCTGATTATCGTGGTGAAATCATGTTGTATGTGGAGAATTTAGGTGACCATCTCGAAATTATTGATGCTGGTCAACGCATTGCACAACTGTTGATTCACAAGATTGAAGAAGTGGTGATTGAAGAAGCCACTGAGGAGCTGTCTGAGACTGAAAGAGGTCTTGAAAGTGGCAGTACCGGAAAAGGTACTAAACCTGCTGTGAAGACTAGAAGAGCCAAGGAGGTAACTAAGGATGCCTAAAAATTATAAAGTAGGTGACAGAGTTTGCTGCATTGAAAAGCATGATGGTAACAGCCATATTATAGGTCAGGTAGGTACTGTGCGTGGCTTTCGCCCTGCCTTCCATGAGCTTGCGATAGAGTTTGATAATGATGTACAAGGACACACTTTATCTTCAGCTTACAGATGCCCCGTAGGGCATGGGTGGTCTATTCCTCCTGAGAAACTTGTTCCTGCTTATCACTCATCTTGTAAAGACACTAAAATTATCATTTACACCAAGGGTAATAAAACTCTCGCAAAGGTCATTGTAGGTAAACGCACTATGGAAACCGAGTGTGCGGTATGTTCCCATGAGGATGTCTTTTCTATCTTTACAGGTGCTCAAATTGCCCTTGCACGCCTTGCATACAAAAATGACGCTAAACCTGTGCTCTCAAAAGCAGCACTCGACAAAGCTTTAAAGAATTTTGAAATTATTGAATAATAAAGGAGAATAACAAACATGGCAAAAAATGATTTTGCACAAATCACAACCCCTGCTGGTGAAGCGGTGTACCCTAAGCTCCGCAGCACCGAAGTCTTTGATGGCGAGGATACCGGAAAGTATGTCTGCGGTATCAAATTGTCTAAAGAAGACACTGATAAGCTGATTCAACGTATTGAAAACGAATGGGAGATGGCTAAGAAGTCCCCTGACTTTGACGGCAAACGCTATGGTCGCAACTCTGCACCTGCCCTTGGTTTCCACGAAGACAAAGATGGTGATATTGTCTTCAAAGCTAAGACTAACGCTGTTATCAAGACCAAAGCTGGTGATGTTATCGAAAAGACTATGGCTGTCTTTGATAAGAAGGGCAAACCTATGGATGAAGAGATGGAGGTAGGTAATGGCTCTACCATCCGTCTGTGTATGCTTCTGCGTCCCTTCTATGCTTCTGCTACTGTTTATGGTATCCAACTGCTTCTGAAAGCAGTTCAGGTATTGAATTACGTCGCTCCTGCTGCTGGTGCGGTATCTGCAGATGATTGTGGCTTTGATGTAGAAGAAGAATTTGATGAGGATAAAGTACCCTTTGCTGATGAGGGTGCAGACTTTTAAAGCCTATGGCTATTAAATTCAACCGCAGAGGTGGCTTTTCCACTCTTAACAAACCATATCGTAGCGGTTTAGAAGACCGCTTAGCGCAGCAGCTTGAAAATGCAGGCGTACCTAAGGTGTACGAAAAATACTCTATCGCCTACGAGATTCCTGCAACAAAACATCATTATACCCCTGACTTCATTCTGCCTAATGGTATTATCATTGAAGCCAAGGGTATCTTTGAAGCTGCTGACCGCAAGAAGCATCTGCTTATCAGACAACAATATCCAAATTTAGACATACGCTTTGTATTCTCCAACGCTAAGACAAGAATCGGTACAAGAGCTAAGACTACTGTGGCTGAATGGTGTGAGAAGCATGGTTTCCAATACGCCAGCCGTGAGATTCCCTCTCGGTGGTTTAAGGGAACCATGAAGGACACCAATGGTCTTGTCCTGCGTGGAAAAGGTGAGCGTATTGTCACTCTTTAAATTCAAAGAGCGCACTAAGACCACACAGATATGTGTTGTCTTAAGAAACCTAAAGGGTAAGCGCAAACGTGAGCTGTTTAGGGAAGCTTACAGACAAGGTGAAGTTGACACAGGCTTTCACTTTATTGTCTTCAATAATGGTCTTTTTGAGACCGACAGAGAAATAAAGGCAGTTGCCGGATATAACCTGCCTGAATGTGAGACTTCTGTGTATGTCTTAGCTGATACACTAGGACGCAAGAAAATATCCGATGCTCAGCAGTATGTGCTGAATGAGCTAAAGGCACAATATGATGTGCCTATAAAATTTATTACTGACGAGGTGTAATTATGGAGACACATCAACCCTGCCCTGCTTGTGGCAGCCACGATGCCTTAACCATCTATGAAGATGGACACAGTTATTGTTTCTCATGCAACACCTATTTTCGCAGCAGCAAGGAGGAGAAAAAATTGTCAAGTGGGTTAAAGAAACAAGGTCTGATAGACCTACAGGACATGGTGGTCTCCCCCTTGCCTAAGCGGAAACTGACAAAACAAACCTGTGCTAAGTATGGCTACTTTACCTCTAAGGTGCATGGTCAGCCTGTGCAGGTAGCTTGTTACTATGATGATGACAACAAACTTCTTGGTCAGAAAATCAGATATGCTGATAAGACCTTTGAAGCTAGAGGTTCTTTCAGTGAGCGATTCTTTGGGCAACATCTGTTCCAAGGTGGTGGCAAGAAGCTGGTGATAACCGAGGGTGAGATTGATTGTCTTACAGTCTCTCAGGTACAAGGTAACAAATATCCTGTTGTGAGTATCCCTACAGGTGCTGCTAGTGCTGCTAAGGTCTTCAGAGCAAACTTTAATTGGCTGGAAAGCTTTGAAGAAGTCATTGTCATGTTTGATATGGACGCTGCGGGACGTAAAGCTGTGAAGGCTGTCAGCGGTATCCTGTCCCCTAACAAGCTTAAGATAGCATGGCTACCCTGCAAAGACCCTAATGAGTGTTTGCAAGAGGGCAAGAGCGATGCTGTTGTAAAAGCTGTTTGGGAAGCAAAGACATACACCCCTGCTGATATTATCAAAGGTGATGAACTGTGGGAGGTATTGTCTAAGCATGAAGAATCACTGAATTACCCTCTACCTTGGGATATTCCCCTACAGAACATGACTGATGGTCTACGTAAAGGTGAACTTGTTGTTATCACAGCAGGTACAGGTATAGGCAAAACTACGTTCGTCAGACAACTAGCCTACCATCTTGGTACTGAGTGCTATTGTAAAGTAGGTATGCTGATGCTGGAAGAAAATGTTAAGCACACCGCCAATGGTCTTGTGTGTCTTAAGTTAGGTAAACCTGCCCATAGACCTATCGTGGACAGTGAGTATAAGAAAGCTTTTGAAGACATCATGGATAATTTTGTCTTCTATAATCACTTTGGCTCTATTGAATGTGAAGACCTCTTGCAGACCATCCGTTACATGGTGACAGGTGAGCAGGTGGATTTTGTTGTCTTAGACCACATCTCCATTGCTATTAGTGGTCTTGACATCGAAAATGAGCGTAAGGCTACCGATGTACTTATGACAAAACTACGTTCGCTCGTAGAGGAAACAGGTGTAGGTATGCTTGTTGTCTCTCACCTGCGCAGAACTGACGGCACTCCTGCTGAAGAAGGTGGCGCACTTTCCCTCTCCCACCTGCGTGGTTCACAGGCTATCTCACAGCTTTCTGATGCTGTGTGGGGTCTTGAAAGAAACCAACAGGATGAAGGGGTGAAGAAGAACCTTGTACGTGTAAGGGTTCTTAAGAACAGGTATAGCGGTGATACAGGTATCGCCGGATACCTTGCATATGACAAGGAGCATAATACTTTAAACGCTGTAAAGGACTTATCAGAGTACGAAGCACCTGTGTGGCGTCCTTTTGATACTGATGAAACAGAGAAAGGAGATTTTTAGATGTTTGAAATCTTAGAAAAGCTTATTGATTGGTGTACTTCCCTGCTGTCTTGGTTGTCTCGTAAGCAGGTAGAAGCTGCTAAGGCTCGCATCAAGAACTGCAATAGCATGATTCATAACGCCAACAAAGCTAAGATGGCATACTTGCAGAAGCATGAGAAGAAAATCAATGCTCTTGAAAATGAGCGTGAGCGTATGGAATACTTCCTGTCGCAAGATGCTGTGGAGCTGTAAGCTATGCTCTATTTTGATATTGAAACTGATGGTCTGCTGGACAATGTCACTAAGGGGCATTGTCTAGTAATCATCGACGAACAGAACAACATCTCAGCTTACAGACCTGATGATTTTAAAAAAGGAGCTATGCGCTTAATCGCTGCTCTGAGGGATGGAGAGAGCATCTGCGGGCACAACATCATCAACTATGACTGTGCTGTCTTAGCTAAACTCTATCCCGAGTTCTGCATAAAGCGAGAATGGAGACCCCAAGTTTTAGATACCCTTGTGCTGTCACGTCTTATCTGTGGCAACATAGAAGATACTGACCACGCTAGGGTACGTAATGGTACACTCCCTGCTAAATTGATTGGTAGACAATCACTAAAGGCATGGGGTTATCGCCTTGGGGAACTTAAAGGTACGTATGGTGAGCAAGAGGATGCATGGGATTCTTTCAGTGAAGAAATGCTCTCCTATTGTGTGCAGGATGTCACTGTCACAAAGAAGCTCTATACATACCTCATGAAGATTGGAGCACCTGCTAAGGCTATAGAGCTGGAACATCAAGCACAATGGCTGATGTCTAAGCAGGAGCGGAATGGTTTTGTCTTTGATTTAGAAAAGGCAGAAAAGCTGAGGGAAACCTTAGAGTTACGCTATGCTGTGTTGTCTTCTCAGCTTGTGTCCATTGTGCCACAGATACCCGATAAGGTCTTCGTGCCTAAAAGAGACAACAAACGCTTAGGTTATAAGGCAGGTGTGCCTATTCAAAGATATAAGGACTTCAATCCTAGCAGCAGACAGCAGGTAGCATGGGTGCTGGGGCATCAATTTAATTACTTGCCAGAGAATGAAGATTGCTATGAGGATGAACGTCTGAAGATTGATGGTGACACCTTTAAGTTTATTAAGGGTGACGAAAATGCCCCACAGGAACTAAGAGACTTAGCTGCTGTCTTTGAGGAATACCTTATGGTGGCTAAGCGGTTAGGTCAGCTTGCTACAGGTAATCAAGCGTGGCTGAAGCATGTTAAGGCTGATGGTAGAATCCATGGCAGTGTGAACCCTTGCGGTACAGTAACAGGACGTGCTACCCATGCGAACCCTAATGTTGCCCAAGTCCCTCATGTGGGTAGTCCCTACGGACAAGAGTGCAGGGAGCTGTTCAGAGCACCTGAAGGTTGGTATGAGGTAGGTGTAGATGCCTGTGGCTTGGAGCTTAGGTGTCTTGCACACTATCTTTATCCCTATGATAAAGGTGCTTATGCTCATGTTATCTTGAATGGTGACATCCACACATTGAATCAACAGGCTGCTGGGTTGCCTACAAGAAATGCAGCTAAGACATTTATCTATGCGTTCCTGTATGGTGCTGGTGATAAAGCTATCGGTAAACAGCTTGGCGGTGATGAAAAGGTGGGCAAACAGGTAAAGAATAAATTCCTGAAGGCTACCCCTGCTATCAAGATGCTGCGTGAAGCTGTCAAGAATACACTCGTGGTTGAGTACCATGGAAAAATTAAAGAATGGAAACGTAAATATTTAAGAGGGTTGGATGGCAGACATCTCCATGTGAGAAGTCTACATTCAGCTCTCAATTTACTTTTACAGTCCTGTGGCGCATTGATATGTAAAAAATGGATATGTCTATGGGAAGAGAACATGATTAAAGCTGGATATGACCATGGCAAAGACTTTCAGTTTATGTGCTGGTGTCACGATGAGGGGCAATTAGCATGTAGAACTAAAGATATTGCTGATGCTTGTGTAAAAATAGCACAGGAGTCTATGAGACAGGCTCAGGAGTATTACGGAATCAGATGCCAATTAGATACCGAGGGAAAGATTGGTAGAAATTGGTATGATTGTCACTAGGAGGTTATTACAATAAAGATATTAGTAGCATGTGAAGAAAGCCAACGTGTAACCATTGAGTTACGCAAGTTAGGGCATGAAGCCTATAGTTGCGACATCATCCCTTGTAGTGGGGGCATCCTGAATGGCACTTGCAGCAGGATGCTATCCCATTGTTGAAAGAGAAGTGGGATATGATTATTGCTTTTCCACCTTGTACCCATTTGGCTGTTAGCGGTGCTGCCTACTTTGCAAATAAAAGAGCTATGGCAGAGCAATGGGCAGGTAAAAATGTTTAACATCCCTACTCTACTCTTAGTCATCTGCACCGCCTATACCCCTGCCTTTGATGAATGTGGTAAGACAGATGGCATCACCGCCAGCGGACACCCTGCTATCCAAGGGGTGACTGTGGCGTGTGATGGCTTGCCGTTAGGCACCGAAGTTGTTATAGATGGACATAGTTATATCGTTCAGGACAGATTTGGTGGTGGCTATGGTAAGACAAAAATTGATATTTTTATGAACACTAAAGCAGAAGCCTTTAGGTTCGGAAGACAAACAAAAATTGTGGAGGTAAAGTCATATGTCGAAACAAAAGCAACCTTTTGTACCAAAGATTGGTCAGAAGGTCTATATCAAACGTCAGAACTCCTTAGGAGAGACTATCTATTTTGAAGGTGTAGTAAATCGTATCCGTGTGGAAGTTAAGTGTAAGCAAGACAGCTTCATGACTGTTGCTTCTCCACACACCTTAGAGACCAAAGCAAAAGGACTTGTAGCAGGAGGTGACCTGTTCTAATGCCTACTGTTGACCTTATTTCAATGACACCTAACTACATGGCACTCTTAGAGTGTGCCTGCAAGCAACCCTATGGTAAAGATGTTACTGAAAAGTCTATCAAGAAGATTATTGAGAGCGGACATCTTAGTGTCTTGGAGCACTGCTATGCTTCCTTTTTGGTGACTTGTTCTGTGCGTGTCTTAGGACAACTCACGAGACATCGCCACCTCAGCTTCACCTGTAAGTCTGCTCGTGGTAGTGTCTTTGATAAGTGCGTCATCCCTGAGGGGTTTAATGACTTTGTAGTTAAGCAAGGGTTTTCTAAGGAAGTAATTAATAATTACTTCGTCCCTAACCTTTTAAGTGCTTACAATGACTATACTGCCAAGGGACTTGCAGAACAGGATGCTGCCTATTTCCTACCCCAAGGTGTTGAGACATCCTTGGTAGTGACAGGTAACTTTAGAGCATGGTATGAGTACATGCCCAAAAGGCTGTGCAAACGTGCCATGCCTGAGCACAGAAAGTTAGCTGAAATGATTCAGGAACGCTTAGCTGACGCTGCCCCTGAAATCTTTGATAGGAATTTTATGAACTGTGCACATTGTACAGAAAGGAGCTGTGATTTTAAATGAAGTGGAGTGCTATCGCTATTTATGTCCTCTTTGTTATCCTGTTTTGCGTTGTTTTCTATGGACTGATTATTGGTGGTATCCTTGGTTTTCTCCACCTGTTGATGGGGGTATTTAATCTTGGCTTCTAAAGTTTTACGCCTGTACTTTGATGCTGACATGATTGTCTTCCGCACCTGTGCAGCAGCAGAGCAGGAAATTAATTGGTATGGTGACCGGTGGACATTACATTCTGACTTAGCAGAAGTAAAAGATGCTATTGACACAATGGTTGTCAGTATCACCGATAAAGTCCTGCGTCACATGGAGCACGAGGGAGCTTATACTATTACCATGTGCTTCTCTAGCTACCCCTACTTTCGCTCTAAAATCTATCCCCCTTATAAGCTCAATCGTGTGGCTAAGAGAAAACCTCTTGCCTATCATTCTGCTGTTGAGTGGGTAAAGAAAAACTATAATGTGTTGTCTATCCCAAGTCTTGAAGCTGATGATATTTTAGGTATCTATGGAACAGCTCCTTCTACCTCTACCGTTATTATCAGCGGTGACAAGGATATGCGGTCTATCCCCTGTCCTTTTTACAACTTCATTCAGGACACATTCCATAAGACAACACAAGAAGAAGCTGATTATCAGTTCCTGTATCAAACTCTTGTCGGTGATGTTACTGATAACTACAAAGGTTGCCCTAAGATTGGTGAGGTTGGTGCAAAGAGAATCCTCGACAAAGACTGCTCATGGGATGCTGTGGTGGCTGCTTATGAGAAAGCAGGTTTAACTGAGGAAGAAGCACTGACACAGGCAAGGGTTGCTCGTATTCTCAGATATGAGGATGTCGATAAAGACTTTAAGCCTATCCTTTGGACACCCAAAGGGTCACAAAAGAGACAATAAAGTAAAGGGGCATATAAGCGACAATGAATAGTAAAGGCATTAGCCTTTGTAATGGCGTGTATTTTCGGATGCACGCCTGAGTTTTAAATAAAGTAAAGGTATATAAGTGACAATGAATATTAATATTGTATCTAATAAAGGGGATGATGGAGAAAAACTACCATATGTAAACCCTGTAATTTATGAACATTTAGAGAAAGCCTACAGTCTTGGTAGCCTTATGACACACAATGCCAAAAACAATGACGAGTTAATTGGATATATTAGGGGCGTTATGGATGTGCTGGGGCATATCAAGGCTATGGCTAACCTAAATGATGATGAGGAGTGATAAGATGTGCTGGAAGCTTAAGACACCCAGCGTGAATACTGACGTATCTGCATCCTCCTTAGTACCGGAAACCAATGCAAAAGACCCTGATAGTCCTGAGTATGGTGGTACTGCTGATACCTTTAACAAGAAGAAAGGTAGACAACAACTGACGATTGCTCGCAATGGCGTATACAATCCCACACAGTTGTAGAGAGGAGGAACGATGTGTACTAAGAAACCAAAAGTAGAACAAGCTGCTCCTGCTGCTGCCCCTGTTGCAGCACCCTTGAAGATTGATAATGTTGCTGAGGATACTAAAAAGGAAAATCCGAACGCTAAGACCAAGGGTAAAAAGAAGCTTACCATCACACAGATTGGTAGTGGTACAGGGGTGAACCTTTAATGGCAGAGACAGCAAAAGCTTTATATGAGCGATTGGCTATTGAGCGTGAAGTTTATATTGACAGAGCTGAGGATTGTGCAAAGTATACAATCCCTTTTTTATTCCCTAAAAAAGAAGCTAATGGTACTACTAAGTACCCTACGCCCTACCAAGCGGTAGGTGCGAGAGGTGTCAATAATCTCACTTCAAAGCTGGTATTAGCTCTGTTCCCTCCAAACACACCCTTTTTCAGACAAGACATCCGAGATGATGTCCTCAAATACTATGAGAGCAAACCCGAAGACAAACAAGAGATAGAGCAAGCATTAGTACAAAGAGAACAAACGGCTCAGAAATACTTTGAATCTTCGCAGATGCGTGTTTCCATGGAGGTGTGTCTGAAACAGCTTATTATAGCTGGCAATGCTTTACTGTTCTTCCCTCCTAAAGAGGGGGGCATTAAAGTCTATAAGCTGAATAGTTATGTAGTACAAAGAGACTTTGTGGGACACCCTATTCAGATGATTACCTGTGACAAACTTGCTATCAATACCCTGCCCTATGAAGTCTTAGGGCAACTAGATATTGATTTGTCTACCAAACGTGGTGATGAATTGGTTGAGGTCTATACACATATCACCTATTCATCCAAAGACAACAGATATTATAGTTACCAAGAGATTGAGGGTAAACAGATTGATGGCTATGAGCAGTCTTTCCCTGCTGATGTTTGTCCTTGGATTCCTGTCCGTCTCTTTAAGATGGATGGTGAACATTATAGTCGCTCATATGTTGAGGAATATATTGGTGACTTAAAGACCCTTGAAGGTCTCTCTAAAGCCATTGCAGAGATGTCTGCTATTGCTGCTTCTGTAATCTACCTTGTGCGCCCTAATGGCGTGACACAACCTAGCAAGATTATGAAGACAAAAAATGGTGGCTTTGTAACAGGTAACAAGGAAGATGTTACGTGCCTGTCGCTGGACAAGACACAAGATATGCAGATTGCTAAGATGACCGCTGATGCTATTGAAAGCAGGCTGTCTTATGCATTTATGTTAAATTCTGCTGTCCAGCGTAGTGGTGAGCGTGTGACTGCTGAGGAAATCCGCTATGTGGCTAATGAGTTGGAAGATACCCTTGGTGGTATTTATTCTATCCTGTCACAAGAATTGCAGCTCCCCTTAGCTAATACACTTTTAAATATCCTTTCCAAAAAAGGTGAAATTGCAGATGTCCCTAAAGATATTGTGTCTCTTGCCGTAACTACAGGCATGGAAGCTATTGGACGAGGACATGACCAACAGAAGCTTACTGTCTTTATCCAAGGCATTGCTCAGATTCCTGATGCAGCATCTGTTGTGAATTGGGAAGGCGTTGCTCGTGCTTGGGCAAATAGCTGTAATCTTGATACCACAGGTCTGATTAAGTCTGCGGAACAGATTCAGCAGGAACAACAACAAGCACAAATGATGGCAATGGCACAGGCTGCTATACCTAATGCAACCAAAGGTGCTATGGATGCCATGAATCAGCAAGCACAAGGAGGTAGTGAAGATAATGGCTGATACTGAAAATCAAAACACACAGGTCAATGAAGAGCCTAAGGAAACACAGGTAGATATTACTGATACTACTATTGTTTCTAATGGTGAAGTTATTGATACTGATAACACTGAAGGTGGCAAAGCTGAAGAAGAAACCACCACTGATGAAAAAGACACCAAAGAAGAAGACAAACCTGCTGAGGAGCAGGAAGAGTACCAAAAAGCTAAAGGTGAGATTGAATCTGCCAAGACTGAACTCGAAGGTAAGGGCATCGACTATGCTGCCTTAGAAGCTGAATACAATGAGAAAGGTGAGTTGTCTAAAGACAGCTATAAGCTGTTGGAAGAAAAAGGCTACCCTAAAGCTCTTGTGGAAGCAGCTATTGCAGGTTGGCAAGCTAAGGCTGATGCTTTTGCTAATAAGATTATTGAGGATGCTGGCGGTATCAATGAGTACGAACGTATCAAAAACTTCGTACAGTCCCAAGGTGCAGGAGCAGTCAATGCTTTCAATGCTATTGTAAACAAAGATGATTTGTCTGTTGTGTCTGCTTACATTGCAGGTGTAAAAGCACAGATGGTAGCACAGCATGGTACTGCTAACCCTACTTTAGGTGGTAGTGGTAACGTGGGTAAATCTAAAGGCTATGCTGATGCCAATGAGATGATTAAAGCTATGAGCGACCCACGCTATGGCAAAGACCTCAACTATATGCATGAAGTAGAGCGTAAAGTCGCTGCTTCTAAATTCTTTGGTTAAGACACAAACGTCAATCCCCTCCCATAAGCGGAGGGTTATTTTTTTTTATTCAAAATTATTAAAGGAGTGATTTAATGGCTGATATGATTATTGCCAACCCCGGTCTTGCCCAATCTGATAAAGGCAAAGACCGCTTAGGTTTATTTCTGAAAATGTTTACCGGTGAAGTTCTCACCGCTTTCTCTCAATCCACTATTACCGGTGGTCGCTTCTCTGAGCGCACTATTGAACATGGTAAATCTGCTATCTTCCCGATTGTAGGTCGAGCAAAGGCTAAATACCTGAAAGCAGGTAAGAACTTGGATGACCTGCGTACTCCCATTGAACACAATGAGCGTACTATTGTGCTGGATGGTCTGCTGACCTCTGACTGCATGATTTTTGATTTGGATGAAGCTATGAACCACTTTGAGTTGCGTTCTAAGTATTCCAAGGAAATGGGCGAAGCATTGGCTGTTGCTCAGGACTGTGCTATCTTGGCTGAAGTAGCTAAGATGATTGTAGAAGACAAAGAGAACCTGCCTACCAATGCTACTACTGGTGTCAAAGGTACTGGCAAAGGTCTGATTGTTACCGAGACTGTGGCAACCGCTGACTATGGCGAAACTGAAGCTATGGGTGTAGCTATCTTTAAGGAACTGCTGAAAATCAAGACCAAAATGTCTGAGAATAATGTTCCGCTGGCAGGTCGCAACTGCTACATCAAACCGATGGCACTCAACGCACTGATTGCTAACAAGGACATCATCAACAAACTGTATGGTGCTTCTATGACCATTGAGGGCAACAACCCTCCGAAACTGATTGGTTTTGATTTGATTGAAGCTCCCCTGCTGACTGAGGGTGGCGTAGATAATGAGAATGTTATGCAGGGTGATGGTCATGTGTTCCCTACTACCTACAAAGACACCTGCCAATTCATTGTGGCACATCCATCTTCTGCTGGTATCCTGACCCTCAAAGGTCTTGGCATGGAACATGCTCGCCGTCCTGAATATCAGGCTGACCAAATTATTGCTAAATATGCAAAAGGTTTTGGTGGTCTGCGCCCTGAAGCTGCCTTCATGGGTGTTGTAACTCAGGCTTAATTTTAAACTACTAACACTAGGGGGATGGCGTATGCTGTCCCCTATTTTTTCTAAAAATGAAAGGAGATACCAATGCAACTAACAGCATTAACTGAACTTGATGCAGTCAATAGTATCATTGGTACTATTGGTGAAGCTCCTATTAACAGTCTTGAAGAACTGACAGATGTGGATGCTATCAATGCCCTGCGTATCCTGCGGAATATTAGCAGACAAGAGCAGTCCCGAGGATGGACTTTTAACAAAACACCACACTTCACCCTTAACCCTGATGCAGACACAAAGAAGATTCCATGGAACAGTAACTACTTGTATCTTAAGGATAACCATGGTGTAAAGCTTGTCAGACAAGGTGACTATGTAAAAGACCTGTTCAAAGACACCCTAATCTTTGAGCACCCTTTAGATGTAGAGATGGTGCTTTATCTTGACTTTGAAAACTTACCTGAACAGATGAGGAACTATATCTTAGCTAAGGCATGTTTTGTCTTTCAAAGCTCCTACTTTGGTGATGATAGTCTGACCAAGATTACCCAGCAGGAGATTGCTGAAGCATGGCAACAGCTGATGGAATTTGAGGTAGACAATAATAACTTTTCTATGCTGGAGCATACCTATGTTCATGAGCTGAGATTGAGGTGAGATTATGGGATTGATTAATCAAGACATAAAAAACCTTGTGAGTGGTGTGTCTCAGCAACCGCCTATCCTCAGACACCCTGAACAGCTAGAAGAACAGTTGAATGGCTATTCTAGTGAAGCAGGTGGTTTACAAAAGAGACCCCCTAGTATTCTAGTAGCTAACTTAGGGCGTAAAATAAATGCTTCAGCTAAACCTTTGGTACATTTTATTGACAGAGATGTAAATGAGAAGTATATTGTCTTGTTCACAGGCAGTGATATTGAGATTTATGACATGCAAGGCAACAGGAAGACTGTGAACTTTGCTAGTGGTACTAAACCTTATATTTACACACAGTTGCCACGATATAATTTGAAGCCTATCACGATTGCGGATTATACTTTTATCTGCAACACTCTGCAAAAGACAAAGATGGCTGATACTATTGATAACAATAGTTGGGATGTCCAAGGTCTTCTTGTTAACATCAAAAGTGGTCAGTACGGCAGGACGTATCGTATTGATGTAAATGGCACAACTATCGCAAGCCATGAGACCCCTGATGGTTCAGATAAAAGCCACACAAAACTGATTACCACAGACTACATTGCTCAACAATTAGCCACCAAAGCAAAAGACAATGGGTTTGCGGTTACCACAGGTTCTTCATGGTTATATCTGAAGAAGACAGCCTTTAAAACTGTGACAGGTGAGACAGTTTATTTACAACCCACCACATCTCCTGTACAACAAGAAGACCGCTTTAAAGGATTAGCTTTTACAGGGCATTTTCATACTTGGAGTGCCTTTCCAACTGTTATAACTCGTAATGGTTATACTATAACAGTCAAATTTCCTACTGAAGAAAATCTACGTGCAAATTCAAATGAGAGTTTTGATAGTGATTATGCTGCTTATAAAAAGATGGTGTCAGAAATCACACGCTGTCAGAATGATAAATGGAAAGTAACCAATAAAGTGATAACACAACAGGCTAACCATTTAGATTTGTACAGCACGATGAATGTCTATACACTCACATGGACTGTATCTACCTCTATTCCTAGTAATTCAAAAGCTTATTCTTTAATTGATTCCGCTACTGTCTATGATGGCTATAATAATCAAGCAGCTTTCGGTATTCTAAAGTTTGTTCAGAAATTTTCTAATCTACCTGTCAATGCTCCTGATGGTTTTACTGTTAAAATCACCGGAGAAGAAGGTAGCAGTACAGATGATTATTATGTCTCTTATGTGGCAGAAGACCAAGTATGGCGTGAATGTGCAAGACCATCAATGAAGAATCATATTGATAATACTACTATGCCCCACGTTTTAGTACGTGAAGCAGATGGTACTTTTACTTTCAAATGCGCTGATTGGTCTGTACGTGATGTCGGGGATGAAGATAGTAACCCTGAACCCTCCTTCATTGGTGGGACAATAAATGATGTCTTCTATCATCGTAATCGCTTAGGCTTTCTTAGTGGTGAAAACATTATCCTTACTCGCTCTGCTGACTTCTTTAACTTTTGGATGACAAGTGCAACCAAAGTGCAGGACACAGACCCTATCGACTTAGCAGTCTCTGATAATACCATTAGCACACTATATAATGCTGTCACGTTTGATACTGACCTTATCTTGTTTAGTCAAGAAGCACAATTCATGCTCTCTGCTGATGGTGTCTTGACACCTACAAGTGCTAATCTGTCCCCGGCAGTTACCCACTATGAAGCTAGTCTTAAAGCTAAGCCTGTTAATGCAGGACGCAATGTGTACTTTGTAGCTGAAAGAGCTAAGTATACCACTGTGCGTGAGTTCTTCACCGCAGCAGACAACACAGATGCTAAGGATGTTCAAGACATAACATCCCACGTTCCTAACTATATTCCTAATGGTGTGTATAAAATCATTCCCTCTACTGTTGAGAATGTTATGCTTTATCTCACTGAAGGTGCTGAGACATCAATATATGTCTATAAGTACCTTTTCATTGATAGCCAACGTGTACAGGCTGCATGGTCTAAGTGGGATATGCAAGGTGTTGTCTATGGAGGGCAATTTATTGATAACTATCTCTATCTGATAGTTGAGCGTAATGGCTATTACTGTTTGGAGAAAATCTCTTTTACCATTAATACTACTGACTTTGATGGTGAAGCCTATCGTATCTTATTGGATTGCAAACATTCCTATCAGATTCCTGCTGAGTGTTATGATTCCCTTAAAGATGAAACTACTGTGAATATAAGTGATATTTTTGGGGAGATATATGAGCAGGATAAACAATATAGTGCTGTTGCTCCTGATGGTACATACGCAAAGGCTAAAGAGGGAAAGCTAGTCTTTATTGGTGATTACTCTAACCAAGTATTGACTGTAGGTATCAATTATAATTTTAAGATTGTTATGTCAACCATTATGGTTAAGCAGTCGGACAATGGCAGCACTCAGGCTCTTATTGAGGGCAGATTGCAGTTACGGCAGATGTGGTTTAACTATGCTGATAGTGGCTACTTCAAAGTAACTGTGGATATTAAAGACAAACAAGTCTATGTCTATGAGTATACCTCTAGGCTCTTAGGTACTCGCTTTAATATCTTAGGTGCAATGCCCTTTACCACAGGCTCTTTTAAGTTCCCTATACAAGCCAAAAATGAGAATGTAAACATTTGTTTGGAAACAGACACCCCACTCCCTGTATCTCTTGTGGGTGCAGGTTGGATTGGCAACTACCAAAGGAGGACAAGACTATTTTAAAAGTATCTAAATTAACCATTGAACAGCTCTGTAACTTCAGAGAAAATATGCGTGATGAAGACAAAATGGAATGGTTCTATGCTTCAAATACATCCTTTGGTCTCACTGAGGTTGAGGAGTTAAGCAATGCTTTGTGTCTTTATGATGATGAGACACAAAGGGTTTATGCCATTGGTGCTATTGATTCCTACTTAATATGGGTTGTCTGTACCAATGAGGTAGATGTGCACCCTATTAAGTTCCTACGCTTCTGCAAGCCTTTCTTTAAACGATGGGTAAAACATCATGTTTTTAATTATGTGTGGCTTAGGAATAAGCGACATGTACAATGGCTTAAATGGTTGGGAGCTGAATTTGGCAACTACACAAGAATCAATGGAGAACTATTTCAGAAATTTACATTATACCCGATAAAGGAGTGATGTCTTATGTGCAGTCCTATGGTGGCTGCTGGTATCAGTACAGGCTTGCAAGTAGCAGGTGACTACATGGGACAACGTGCGCAAGCTAATGCAGCACAGGCTACCATGAACGCACAGGCTAAGGCAGCTATTACTGAGATGAATTGGAATATCATGGATTTAGAACAGCAGCGCACAGATGCCTTTGACCAAGCTGTCACAGAAATCAGCAACACTAGGTTAAACTCTATGCAGCTCAATAGTGGCGTAAAGGCTGCTGTGAATGAGACTATGAGCGGACGTACAGCTAACCTCATTGTACGTGCTGCCGAAGGTGATACTGCTCGTGCAGTGTCCTCTATCCAAGATAACTACCAACGTAAATCTAATGAGGTTGACCTGAATCGTGAGCGACAGGTAAAATCTACTCACGAATTTTTAGAGAACCTTAATGCTTCTGCGCCTAAGATGCCCAGCAGATTCACTAACTTTTTGTCTTCTGCTGCCACAGGTTTGAATAATTATACACAAGCCAAGAATATTATGAATCAGCAGAAGATTACAGGTGGCATTGGAAAGACAGCCAAGACTGCTACTAAGACATGGGTAGGCAACGCTCCACGTAGCGTCCATGAGAAGCTAGGTATTGGCAATGGTATTTACAGGAGGTAAGAAGATTGAGTAAAGAAGTACAGGCAGCAATAGGTACTCAAAGGCAGTTTGCAAAACAACCGGAGATTCCCTATGCACTGTCCTTAAATAAATTCAGTGCATCTGCAGGCATCTCACAACGTACAGATTTAGATGCACAACGCTTAGCATCATCTTTAGGTCTCCTTGGTAAGAATATCATGGAAGAACGTATTGCTGATGAAAAGCGCACCCAAGACCAAGCAGTATTGGTTAATGCAGACAAACTCCTTGCAGGTAAGACCCAAGAAGACCTGAAGAAGTTTGACCGCATGGCGGCTTTGCAGAATTCTAGTGATGAATTTGACTTGACAGATAACCGCTATGCTATGGCTGTTCTTGAAAAAGGCATTGGTAAGATGGCGAGCCAATATGCCAAAGAGCAATGGGCAAATGACCCTGCTTCTGAAAAGCCTAAAAGTGTCTCTGAAGCTGTCAGTCTTTTCAATAAGTACCTGCAGGAGAACAGAGCTAACTTTAGTGATGATGGTATCTCCAATAAAGTAGCATTTGACCAAGGCTATTATGAGGGTGCTGTTCAAGACACAATAAAGATAGCGAATGAAGCTGACAAGAGAATCAATGATGATAAGCGTCAGAAGATGGTCATGTTAGGTTCTAGTGAGCTTCAAGACCTTGTGTATAGTGGAGCTAAAGGTGAAGACTTCCTCACTCGTGGCAGTGAAGCATTGCGCAAGATTCAGTTAGGTACGAGGGATAGAGATGGGTTCATTAAAGCTGTTGCCCCTCTTGCTCAGATGATTGCTGACCAAGATTTTGATACGGCAAGATTGGATGCCTTAGGTGACTATCAGTACGAAGATGGTTTGTCTTTAAAGCAGATGGTAAACCTCTACCCTTCCTATACAAAGATTGCGGATAACTTTAATCTAAGGGTTACCGATGATATTGTGTCTAAGTGCACACGTCCTGATGGTACTATTGACCTCTCAAAGGCTGAAGCATTGTTGGCTAAGTTACCTGCGGAAACTACAAATGCTGATGGTATTCCTGAAGCTAACCTGCCTATCTCACAAGGAGACAACCCCGACTTAACAGACCTGTCACCTACTATGAAAAGTGTGTTGCCTATAGTTGGTGGTGCTATCTATCAGCTAGGCTTTAAGGATGCACAGATTACTAGTGGTTACCGCACAGCAGAGCATAATGCATCTGTGGGTGGTGTACCAAACTCAGAACATACTAAAGGTAATGCTGTGGATATTTACTTAGGTGACAATGTGGATGAAGCACAGGCTAATAAAGCATTGTCTTATTTTAAGCAGTATTTTGGTGAGGTCTTATTCCATGACGCTGGCACAGGCAGACATCTGCATCTTGCTGATTACCATGGTGGTATGAAAGCTGCTAATCCTAAAGAGCAATCTGCTGCTGCCTATAACCCCCAGCGTGTCAATAAGATACGTCAGGCTATATATGCTAAACAGGCACAGGCTCAACGTGTTAAGGCTCAACGAGATGCAGATGAAAGAGACAGAATCAATATGGCTCTTTTGCAAACCAATGACCCAAGTGAGCAGATGCAGATTATCAATAGCTCTAATTTACCGGAGACAACTAAGGCTACTATGATTCGTGCCATCACACGTCAAGCACGGCAGTCAGCTAAAGGCTATGGTAATGATGCAGAAGCTAAACATTTTTGGTCATATGAAAATGGCTATCAATATATTAAAGATACTCAGACATACGCCGAATGGTATAAAGCTTATCAAGACCCTGATGTTGATGGTGATTCTGATGAATATAAGGCTTTGCAAAAGAGAGCCAATAGAGCTACAGCAAGACTTAATGCCTTGCTAGAGTTTAAAAAGAAACGTGGATATATCCCTAGTGAGCAGGAGACAACACAGTCTAATGAACCCCCTAATGATACTCCGGTGTTTTCCCAAAAAGACAAGGATATTGCTGAGATGAAGATATGGGCAAATAGTAACCCTAAAAATTCTGCGGGCATACCTTTAGATGAAGACCAAATCCGTGATGCTATTGATAAGTTTGCTATACGTAATGGTCTTGATGTGAATGATATTGAGGAGGAGGTCTTTGGTTCATAATGAGCATTATTGATGATTTAAATAAACTTGGTGATGAATCATATGGTGATTTACAAGCCAAAGGACAAGAACAGCTCTCTAATACCAAAGTTAACCCCTTGCATGATTTAGCAGAGAGTGTTACTGAATGGATTGGAGACATGGACAAAGCAGGTCAGAAGCTTGCTATGACTGCTGGTGAAGCCTATAAAACAGGTAATTTTGATGCTATTGATGATATGTTTTTACCTGACGTTGATGCACCTTCCTCCTCTCCTGCCCAAGAAAAGGTTGCACAAGCTTTGCAGGATGCTGTGGATGATGCTCGCTATGTGGCTACCAAAGACCCTCTTACTCTCATAGGTGATGCAGCAGGTGCTGCTAGTCCTTGGATTCCTTTGGCTGTTCAAGTACCTATCATGATGCATGAGATGCAGAAAGCACAGGAGATTGAAAATGCACCTGAGATGTCTGACCAAACTAAAGCATCCCTACTCCCTATGTTGGCAGGTACTGTGGCAGCTTCTGTGACACATGGCGTGGGTGGTCTTTTATCTAAGGCTGCCCCTAAAGTCTCTAAGGTTATGACTACCCCTTTTGTGGGTAGCGGTATTGCAGCAGGTACAGTTCTTGCTATGGATGAGAATGTACGTAATTACGCAGCAGAACATCCTGCTCGTTTTGCTGTCAGCCAATTTTTGACCGATACTGCTATTGGTGCTAAAAAGCTTGCCAAAGCTGATTGGTCTGCCAAGACAAACCCTGTCACAGATGCAGAGATTGTGTCTGAAAAGACAAACCCTGCTACTGAGGTTATGACTGATAAGACTAAGGTTGATGAGACAAACAAAAAGTTAGGGTCTCCTACTAAAGAGAAGAATAAAAGGAAACGTAAGCATCGTAAGCAACATCGTGAGAATGTATGGGATGTTGATAATGACTATGAGGAGATGGTTACACCTGCTCAGGTTACGAAACGTGAACCTAAGACAACCGCTGAAAAAGCATATCCTGAACAGATGCCTGAACAGCAAATGCAACAGGATGCTATTGCTAATCAGTTAGCTAAAGACCATCTCGAAGCTCGTCAAACCCCTGAAATTATGCAGGGTGCTCATGGTGATAAGCTTGAATATAGTAAAGATAATCTTTACCCTCATGCTGTCAGTGCAGAGGATATATGGGAAACAGCCAAAGCTATGTTTCCTATTCGTCCCGGTAGGTTGGATTTAGCTGATAGTGATAGAACCTTAGGCTATTTTATGCCCCAAGGTAAAGGCATCCGTATCCGTGGTTTTCGTGCATGGTCTGTAATCTGCCATGAAATCGGACATGGTTTGTCTGATAAATTTGGTTGGGGCAAAGACACAGCGGTTCAAAAGGAACTCTATGATGGTGCAACTTCTATATGGCAGAGAGGAGAGTATGGTAATAAATACGCCCCGGAAAACTATGCTACTTATGTAGAAGAAGGACGTGCAGCCTTTATGAATGAATACTGTGTCAACCCTGAGATGGCTAAAAAGCACTTCCCTCTTGCCTATGCTGAGTTTGAAAAGGCTATTGCAAGTGATAGATTCTATCAGGCACAGATGAACCTTTTAGGACAACAGGTGCGCCGATGGGGTTCGCAGTCTGATTTTAGCAAAGCTGCTGGTATGTTCCATTGGGCAGACAAAGAGCTTGGCAAAAGAATTGATAAACTCATTGGTACTTGGACTGCTACTAAAAAGCATTTTGCTTGGGAGTATGCTGACCTTGACGAAAGCATAAGAGCTTATGAGGATAACCAAGGTGTAAAGATAGCTATGGAGAATGACCCTGCTGTCTTAGCACAGTATGCAAAGCAAGCAGGTAATGATACTGTTGGTTGTCTTCTGAATGGTAATAATCTAGGCACTAGAGCTGCTGTTAAAATGATGCAGACAAAATTTAATATTGCACTTAATAATGTTGTAGCTACTGACATCTTGAAACCTTTGGATGCACAAGGTAAGCGTGGTGCTGAACTTCAAAAGTGGCTTAAAGAAACTGAGTACAGAGATTTTTATGATGCTTGGAATACTTATCAGGTTGCAAAGCATGAGCTGGAAGTCATGTCAACTGGGCGCAAGACAACACACACTTATGCTGAATGTAAGAAAATCATTGCTAAAGCAGAAGAACTTCCTGAAATGAAACTTGCTTCTGACCTGTGGAAACAATGGAATGAAAATGTGCTGCGCATTGCTGTCGCAGGGCAGATTCTTCCTAGAGAGGTTGCTAACAAGTTCTTAAAAGAATACCCTGAGTACATTCCTATGACACGCTCATTCGAGATTGAGGGTACAAGTGACTTCTTGGCATCCCACAAAGCTATGACTGTTGAGGGGTCTGAACGTATTATTAAAGACCCTCTTGTCCAAGCTGTTAAGAATATGCAGAGTATTGTCACTAAAGTAGAGCGCAACCGTGTTGGTCTTGCTCTTGCTGATTTAGCTAAAGGTGAAAAGGGACATTTTCTTATGATGCCTGTAAAAGATGGTAAATACAAGCACGTTTCACAAATTATTACTGTATATGAAGAGGGACACCCTAAATACTACCAATGTATGATGAAAGGTCTCTATGAAGCTATGACTTCCGAAGATGGCAATATGAGTGCTTCTAAACTTGACATTATTGAGAAAATCTCTCATGGTGCAGCAACAGCTTTACGTATTGGCTCTACTACCACACCTATGTTCGCTACTGCTAACCTCTGCAAAGATATTCTTGAAGCAACTATTATGAACGCTGATGGGCGTAGTGCTTCTCACATTCCCCTTGTTGCTCCTATGAAAATCTTTTGGCAGGGATTGCAGATGCTCAATAGTGACAATGCTTTTGGTAAACTTATCATTCGCAACAACAGAGAACGTGCTCTGCTTAGACAATACAAAAGAGAATTTAGGTCTAATGGTGTCACTATGTCCACACGCTTAGGCTCTATTGCTGAAATCAATAAAGACTTTAGGAAAATTGTAGACCCTAACATTAGTGATTCTGTCCTTGATAAAATCTTGTATCCTATCAAAGTATTATGGAATTGGAATGTAGCATATGGTAGATC